ACAAAGGTATGAAAGCCCTAAAGAAAGAAGCACCAGAGGTAGCTAAGAAGATGGGCTACATGGGTGGTGGTATGGCTAAGAAGAAGATGGGCTACATGGGTGGTGGTATGGCTAAGAAGAAGATGGGATATGCAAGTGGTGGTTTAGCTTGTGGTGCATCTAACCCTCCTGCACAAAAGAGAACACCTAAATCTAAGAATATGAAATGAGTTCTCTCCCTTTTAATACCGCAACTGAAAGTATTGCAGTTACAGCTACTACTGGTGGGGCAAGTAGTGATGTTTTGTACACTTGTCCTAATAACTTTGATGCTGTAGTTACTTTTTTGCATATAAGTAATGGGGCCGCAGCTACAGATACTGTTTCTATTCAGTGGTATCACGCAGAAGATAGTGCCTACTATACTATTGTAGATAATAAAGCTATTAGTGGTAACGATGTGTATAACATGATTACGTCTGACAGATTGTTTTTACACTCTGGTGACAAGATAACTTGCTTTAATGGTGGTGGTACTATAGGCGTCACTATTTCTGTAGAAGAGCATTATAATCCTAATAGGTAGCATAACGGGGTTGCATTATTAACAATAGTATGGTATAACTAAGTGTGTTATAACTATCTCCATAAGCACAACAGCATAAGGAGGTAGTGCAATGTTTAAGAATATCCTACGTAAAATTGAGAAGGCTCAAGCGAGAAGAGTCGCATACTGGCAGCTACAGAATCTGTCAGACAAGGATCTCTACGATATAGGCATACATAGGTCACAGATCTACAGCGCTGTATATAACGAGGACTAACGGAGACAACATAAATGATTGACCCTATCACTGCAATTTCTGCAGCGACTACGGCATTTACGTACCTTAAGAAAGGTATTGCTGTCGGAAAAGATTTGCAGGATATGGGTGGTCAGCTTTCTAAGTGGGCTGGTGCCATAGCGGATCTGGATTTTGCTGAGAAGCAGAACCAGAAACCCGCATGGTACAAAGCTTTAGGAGGTGGAGTACAAGCTCAAGCTATGGAAATCTTTGCAGCCAAGCAGAAGGCTGCTCAGATGAGGCAGGAGTTAAAAGACTACATATCGGTTATGTATGGCCCATCAAAGTGGCAAGAGATATTAGCAATAGAAGCAGACCTCAGAAAGCAAAAGCGTGAGCACGAACACAGACAGATGGAAATAAAACAGAAGATCATAGAGTGGGGCGCTGGGTTTGTAATCTTTGTGCTATGTGTAGGTGCCCTGTTTGGGTTTGTATGGTTAGGGACTAGATAATATGGCAAAGACGCTAACAGAAAAACAACAGAAATTCTTGGAGGTACTTTTTGATGAGGCTGGTGGAGATGCTTGTCAAGCTAAAAAATTGGCTGGCTACAGTGACACTACCTCTACCACATTTATTGTGGAATCCCTCAAGGATGAGATTACCGATAAGACACGTAGTTATTTTGCCCGTACCGCACCTAAAGCTGCTATGGCTATGGTTGGTGCTCTTTATGACCCGACAGAGTTAGGCATACGTGATAAAATGACAGCAGCGAAAGATTTACTTGATCGTGCTGGGCTTGGTAAAGTAGAGAGAGTGGACGTTACTACAGGAGGTGGTGTCTTCTATTTACCAGCTAAAGAAGGAAAGAATGAATAAGGATAGGGACTTAGGTTATTGGGAATTACCAAAACCACCTAAAGGAAAAGAAAAAGAATGGCATCCAGTAGCTAGGGCATCTAAGATACATGTACCCTTTGGCTATTATGTTGACCCAGAAAATGACAGACTACTCTTACCAATACCTGAAGAGTTAGAGGCGCTAGAGATAGCGAAGAGACACTTAAAACAATATACTTACCGTGATGTCGCTATTTGGTTGACAAAACAGACAGGAAGGTATATAAGTCACATGGGTTTAAAAAAGAGAGTAGACATTGAGTACAAACGTAAGAAAGCAGCTACAATTAAACGCAAGCTTGCCAAGCGCCTCGAAGAAACGCTCGCGCAAATCAAGGAGCTTGAAGAAAACCGTATCGGAGCCTACACCGAAAGTTGAAGCTGAGGTAGTTCCAGCACAAGTAGTAGCTGAATCGTATGACGTAGAAGAAGCACAGAACGTTGTATTTAAACCTAACCCTGGACCCCAGACACACTTCTTAAGTGCATCAGAAAGAGAAGTGTTATACGGTGGGGCAGCAGGTGGTGGCAAGTCATATGCAATGCTTGCTGATCCGTTACATGGTTTAAACGATCCTAACTTTAGTGGGTTGCTTGTACGTCACACTACAGAAGAACTAAGGGAGCTTATACAGAAGTCACAGGAGTTATACCCTCGTGCAGTACCGGGTATTAAATGGTCAGAACGTAAGTCTCAATGGATCTCTCCTAGAGGGGGTAGACTATGGATGTCATATCTTGACAAAGACATGGACGTTACTCGCTACCAAGGTCAGGCATTTAATTGGATTGGATTCGATGAACTTACTCAATGGCCTACACCTTATGCATGGGATTATATGAGAAGCCGCTTAAGGTCTGCCTTTTCTAATGACTTAGGTTTGTACATGAGAGCTACAACTAACCCTGGTGGAAATGGGCATTCATGGGTTAAGAAGATGTTTGTAGACCCAGCGCCTCATGGTCAACCCTTTTGGGCTACTAATATAGAAACAGGTGAAACTATTAAGTACCCTGCAGGTCACAGTAGAGCAGGTTCACCTTTATTTAAACGTAGGTTTATACCTGCTAGTTTGTTTGACAACCCTTACTTATCTGAAACAGGTGACTATGAAGCTATGCTTCTGTCACTACCAGAGCATCAACGTAAGCAGTTACTAGAAGGTAATTGGGATGTTAATGAGGGTGCAGCGTTTCCTGAGTGGGACAGGTCTATACACGTAGTAGAACCATTCAAGATACCTGCAAGCTGGACAAAGTTTAGAGCGTGTGACTATGGCTACGGTAGTTATACAGGTGTAGTCTGGTTAGCGGTAACACCAACAGAGCAACTTGTAGTATATAGAGAAATGTACTGCTCTAAGGTTACAGCTACAGATTTAGCTGATATGATACTTGACATTGAAGCAGAAGATGGTACAATAAGATACGGCGTTTTGGATAGCTCTCTATGGCACAAGCGTGGTGACACTGGACCCTCACTAGCTGAACAAATGATAGCTAAGGGTTGTAGGTGGCGTCCCTCAGATAGATCAAGAGGGTCTAGGGTAGCAGGTAAAAACGAATTACATAGAAGACTACAGGTAGATGAATTTACAAATGAACCTAGACTTGTGTTCTTTAATACTTGTACAAACATAATATCTCAACTACCGTCTATACCTTTAGATAAAAGAAATCCAGAGGATGTAGATACAAATGCAGAGGACCACCTGTATGACGCTCTTAGATACGGCGTAATGACTAGACCTCGCAGTTCACTATGGGACTACAACCCAGCAACAGCACGTACTGGCTTTCAAGCTAGTGATGCAAGATTTGGATACTGAGTATGGCAGAAATAGACGATCTTTCATTCGAGACAGATGAAGTGGTAGCAGCGGAGGATCAAGATGATGAGATCCTTGAGGATGCCTCAAGTGTAGTATCCTTTGTTCATTCACGCTACAAAAGGGCAGAAGACTCTAGGCTAGAAGATGAACAGCGTTGGCTTAGAGCTTATAGAAACTACCGTGGTATATATGGACCTGAAGTAAAATTCACAGATACAGAAAAGTCTCGTGTATTTGTAAAGGTCACTAAGACTAAAACTCTAGCTGCATATGGACAAATTGTTGATGTCCTGTTTGGTAACAATAAGTTTCCTCTGACAGTAAATCCTTCTGTACTACCCGATGGTGTATCAGAAGCTGTGCACATTAATATAGATCCTAATGCTGAACAGGCAGGGGATGCACTAAGGGGCTTGATGGAAGACAAACCATCAGAGCCTTTTGTTTTAGGGCCAGACACAGATTTAAAACCAGGTGAAACTTTAGCAGACTTAAGAAGTAGACTTGGACCTGTCAAGACTAAACTTGCAGCGGTATCAGATAAAATAGTAGAGGGTGAAGGTACGACACCTACTACCATTACTTTCCATCCTGCAGTAGTTGCAGCTAAGAAGATGGAAAAGAAAATACATGATCAGCTACTAGAGTCAAACGCTAACATACACCTGAGAAGTATGGCATTTGAGATGGCACTTCTAGGTACTGGTGTAATGAAGGGGCCATTTGCTTTTGACAAAGAGTATCCCAGATGGAATGATCAGGGTGAGTATGACCCTTTAGTTAAAACTGTACCTAGCACTAGCCATGTTTCTGTTTGGGACTTTTACCCTGACCCAGAAGCAAAGAGCATGGATGATGCAGAGTATGTAGTAGAGCGTCACAGAATGTCTCGCACTGAGTTGCGTTCTCTGAAGAGCCGCCCTTACTTTATGGATGATGCCGTAGAGAAAGCTATTGACAAAGGCCCAGACTATGATCAGAAGTATTGGGAAATGGCAATGGAGGATAACGACACACAGCCTATCACTGAGCGCTGGGAAGTGTTGGAGTTCTGGGGATACGTAGATACAGAGATACTAGAAGAGAATGGCGTAGATATTCCAAAAGAGTTAAAAGACTTAGATGAGATTAGTTGTAACATTTGGGTCTGTAATGGAGAAGTAATGCGGTTTGTACTTAACCCATTCAAGCCAGCCAACATACCTTACTATAGTGTACCATACGAACACAACCCTTATTCATTCTTTGGTGTGGGTATTGCAGAGAACATGGATGATACTCAAACCCTAATGAATGGCTTTATGCGTATGGCTATTGATAACGCTGCACTTTCGGGTAACCTTATCATTGAGGTAGATGAAACTAACATGGTTCCAGGTCAAGACCTTTCTGTGTATCCAGGTAAGGTTTTCCGTAGACAAGGCGGTGCACCAGGTCAAAGCATCTTTGGCACTAAGTTTCCCAATGTTGCTGGTGAGAACATGCAGCTATTTGATAAAGCGAGGGTACTAGCAGATGAAAGCACAGGCTTCCCATCTTTTGCACACGGACAGACAGGGGTTTCAGGAGTGGGAAGGACTGCTTCTGGGATTAGTATGCTTATGTCTGCAGCTAACGGCAGCATTAGAAATGTTGTTAAGAATGTAGATGATTACTTGTTAAGACCTATGGGTAAGGCTTTCTTTGCATTTAACATGCAGTTTGACTTTGACCCTGACATTAAGGGTGACTTAGAGGTTAATGCATCTGGTACAGAAAGCTTGATGGCTAATGAGGTTAGATCCCAGCGCCTAATGCAATTCCTACAAGTAACACAAAATCCAACACTTGCACCTTTTGCTAAGATGGATTACATTATACGTGAGATTGCAAAGAGCATGGAGCTTGACCCTGACAAGGTTACTAACTCTATGGCTGACGCAGCAATACAAGCTGAGATCTTAAAGGGCTTCATGGCTCAACAACAACAACCTCAAGCAGGTCAGGCAGTACCATCACCTGAAGGTCAAGGGCCACAGGGAGTACAAGATATGACAGGTGGAGGGGGATCACAGATAGGCGTAGGTACTCCACCTGCACCAGGTGAACAAGGTTTTACAGGTAATGTCGCTTAAACAATTAGTAAACAATAAAGAACTATATGATGAGTTCTTGAAGCACTTAGATGACTTAGTGTATTTACAGTACAAAACAATAGAGCGAGCTAATGAGCCTGTTGAACTATATAGAGCGCAAGGTGCTATCAGTACTTTGAAGAAGCTAAAGATGCTACGGGAGTCAGTCAATGGCGGCAGATAAGTTAGATAACAAGAGTGAGCAAACAGTGGACGACCAAACTGATTTCGTTTTCAAGTCTGTCCGTAGCTATAAAGAAGGCGGTGAAGTAGTAGATCCTGTATCAGGAAATGAAGTGCCACCTGGTTCTCTACCAGAAGAAGTACGTGATGACATTGATGCCCGTCTAAGTGAAGGTGAATATGTAGTACCTGCTGATGTAGTAAGATACTATGGCGTCAAGTTCTTTGAAGACTTACGCACTAAAGCTAAATTAGGTTTAGAGAAGATGTATGAAGAAGGCCGCATAGGAGGTGAACCTATAGGCATGGAGGTCATTGAACCTGAAGATGATTTCCCTTTTGATGTATCTGAATTACAAACAATAGAAGATGTACAGGGTTTTGACGAAGGTGGTGATGTAACAAGAATGCAAAACCCTTTTGCAAACTCTATGGGTAGTAGCACTGAATTTAAAACTTATGTAAATGAACAGGGGTTGACTTTATATATCAGGTTCGTGGATGGAAAACCTATGGATTACATACCTCCAGGTTATGTATTAGAGGGTACACCCAGCGCAACTGAATCTACTACATCTGTTGAAAGAGAGAGCAAAGATAGTTCTCAAACGTTAGCACCTCCAACAGAAAGTACTGGTAAGTCTGCGAAAGAAAGACTAAGTGCTATGTCTTTGGATGAACTTACGTCTGCTGCAAAATTCACACAAAAGTTAAGGAAGCCTAGTGTTGGTATTGCAGCAGGGGCTTTAAACCCAATCTTAGGCTTTGCAGTTAGGTTAGGGTCTGGTGCTAAGCTTGCAGATATAGATCAAGAGTTACGTACTAGACTTAAGAACCCTGACCTTACAGAGGAACAAAGAAGTCAAATTGAAACAGCTAGATCTCAGTTTTCCTATGTTGATAAAGAACCTAAAGATGGTAAGCCCGACTCAGGGCAAAAGCTTTTTGGTGGATACAGAAGTACCTATGAAGGCTTAAAAGATAATGATAATGATGGTGATATAGACTTTGGCGACACTTGGCTTGGTGACCTACTAGGTTTTGATAAAGATAGAAAGGTTGGTGTGCAGGGTATTGGCTTGTCAGAATCTAGGGCTGGTGCAAGGCGATACGCTAGTATAGATGAGGCTGATGAGGCTTTAGGTACACTAAAAAATAAAGCAAGCTCCGTTAAAGCAGTTCCTACCGCACAGACTGATACTACTTACAGGTATGCAAATGCAGACGGTTCAGCTAGGACAGTTGTAGACAATGCCTTTACAAGAACCTTTAATAGTGCTAACATAGGCAGAAACCTAGATGATGTAGAAAA